CCAAGACGCCGCCCTCCCCGCTTGTCGTCCCCGCCACCTCCGACCGCGACGACGTCTTCAACGCCCGGGCCTCCCAGAAGGCCCTCGAATACGTCACCCGGCGGGGCGACCTGCGCAAGAAGTGGATGCAGGTCATGCAGTGGATTCCCGTCACCGGCAAAGCCTTCTGGTGGCTGCGCTACGACGCCGACAAGATTGGCTATGCCCCCGTCGAACTGGACGGGCGGCGCGAGCCCATCATGGGCGACATCGAAATTGACTACGGCTCGGCCTTCGAGTTTCTGCCCGCCGACCCGGGCATCGAATTCCTGGCCGACCAGCCCGAAATCATGCGCGTCCGCATGATGCAGACGCAGGACATCGAGGAGCGTTTCGGCCTGGAGAAGGGCACCATCGCGCCCGAAAGCTCGGACGCCGACCTCTTCTTCTACCAGCGCCAAATTGCCGACCTGGGCACGCGCCAGATGGGCATGGCCTCCCGTGCCGTCACGGCCATGGGCGACGACATCAAGGACGGGCGCGGCTACGCCCTCATGATTGAGTGCTTCACCAAGCCCTGCGCCGCCTACCCCAACGGGCGCTACGTCATCTGCGCGGGCCAGAAGCTCCTCAAGCACGAAGAGGAACTGCCGGGCAACTTCCAGCACGTCCACCGCAACCCCTACCCCTGCGTCGAATACTGCGATGATGCGGCCCCCGGCCAGTTCTGGCCCGACGCCTTCATCGAGCGCATGGTGGGCCTCCAGTCCGAATACAACGAATACCGCTCCAAGATGGGCGAAAACCTGGCCATGCACTTCTTCCCCAAGCTGGTGGTGGCCAAGCAGCTCAACCTGGCCGAGGACGCCTACACCTCCGAGGCGGGCGAGCGCCTGAACGTCAACTTTGTGCCGGGCATCCCCATGCCCCAGTTCCTCCAGCCCAGCAGCGTCATCGGCGATGCCTGGAACGTCCTGAACACCATCCGCAAGGAAATGGACGACATCACCATGATTTACCCCTCCTCCCTCGGGGGCGCGGGGGGTGCTTCGTCCGGCTTCCAGACCAACCTCCTCCAGGAGGCCGCCGACCAGGTGCATGGGCCCGCCATCCAGCGTAACGCCCTGGGCCTCGAAGAAGCCTACCTGAAAATCCGGCACCTGATGAAGCTCTACTATACGGTGCCGCGCCTCATCTCCATCGCGGGCCGGAACAACCTGCCCGAGGTCTACGAGTTCAGCCAGTCCAACATCGACGACCAGGCCGACATCAAGATCGAGCCCGACCAGATGATGCCCATGCTCCGCTCGGCCCGCGTGGACATGATTCGCGGGATGGCCGCCGATGGCCTCTTCGGGGACCGCAACGACCCGAACGTGCGCCGCCGCCTGCTCGACATGATTCGCATGGGCTACCCGGACTTCGAAATCGACCGGGAGCAGCGCGACCAGGAGCAGGCCCAGCTGGAAAACATCCAGATGACGCGCCAGCAGCCGCTCCAGAAGCCGCAGCCGTGGGAGGACCACCGCGTCCACTGGGAAGCCCATACCGACCTCTTCAAGTCGCCCGAGGCCATGGACTGGCCCCAGGACGTGACCACCGCCTACGCGTGGCACGCCATCATTCACCTCAGCTACATGAACCCGGACGATGCCCTCAAGATGGCCGGGGAATTCGGCCTGCGCGAGCAGCTCCAGGCCCTGCTGGACCTCCAGCAGCCGCCCCCGCCCCCTCCGGCGCCGGAACCGCCGCCACCTCCACCTCCGCCGCCCCAGCCCATCAACATCAACGCGGGCATCAAGATGCCGGTGGGCTATACCATTAACCGCAATCCAGAGACGGGCCTCATCGAAGGGCTCGTGCCGCAACTGGCGCCCACCCCGGGCGCCCTTCCCCAGGAGTAACCCATGGCCGTCAATCCGAAGCGTTCCAATGCCGCCGTCAATGCCGCCGCCGATGCGGTCTGCGACCTCCTCGACAACGGCTATCTCCGCCTCTACGATGGGGCGCAACCGGCCAATGCCGACACCGCCGTGACGACCCAGGTCCAACTGGCCGAACTGCGGTGGAACGCCGCCAACGCCTTTGGAGCCGCCACGGCAGGGGTGGCCGTCGCCAACGCCATCAGCCCCGACACGAACGCGGATGCCACCGGCACGGCCACTTGGTTCCGCGCCCTCAAGGCCGATGGCACGACCGCCGTGTTCGACGGGTCCGTAGGCACCGCCAGCGCCGACCTCATCCTCAACTCCACGGCGATTACGGCAGGGGCGAACGTCTCCGTCACCAGCTTCACCTACAACGAGAACAAGGGGTAATCGATGCCCACCTGGCCCACCATTACGGATGGGGTCACCCGGCTCAGCAATGCCCTGTTCGGCCTCATCAAGACCTACATTGATGATTCGCTGACAGGGCAGGGCCTCCCTTCGGGGGGCGCCACCGGAGACCTGCTCCAAAAGAATAGCGCCACGAACTACGACGCGGGCTGGACTGACGCGCCGACGGTAGACAGTGTCACGCTCGACACGGCGGCTGCGGAGGCCACCGGCATCGCCAAAATCTTCTGGGACGCCACCGAAGGCACCGTGGCCTTTGGCATGGCGGGCGGTGTGGTCACCCAGCAGGTGGGCCGCAATGCCTTTGTCCGCGCGAAGAACGTCACCGCCAGCCAGATCAACCGGGGCCAAGTCGTCTACCTGACCGGCGCGCAGGGGGACCGCCCCACGATTGAACTGGCCGATGCGACGGACGAATCGACCAGCGCGGACACCATTGGCATCGCCGCCGAAGACATCGCCGTCAGCGCCGAAGGCGAAATCTGCATCAGCGGCATTCTCGCCAACGTCAACACCTACGGCCTGACCGCCGGGGTGATGACCTACCTGTCCGAAACCGCAGGGGCGTGGACCCAGACCCGTCCGACCCAGCCCGCGCACGGCGTCCGTCTCGGCATCCCCCTCAAGATCAGCAACTCGCCGAGCGGCAACAGCGGCGTCTTCTTCGTCCAAGTCAACAACGGCTACGAATTTGAGGAACTGCACGACGTCCTTATTACCGCCGCCGCGGCTGGCGACATTCTGAAGCGGAACGCAGGGAATACGCTGTGGGTGAACACGGCCCCCGCGGCCCTCACCAAGACGGACGACACCAACGTCACCCTGACGCTCGGGGGCAATGCGTCCACGGCCCTTGTGAACGCCGCCAGCATCACCGCCGGATGGACGGGGCAGCTGGCCCTTGCCCGGGGCGGCACGGGCGCCTCCACCCAGCAGGGCGCCCTGAACGCCATTGCTGGCGCGGTCACCAGCGGCCAGTATCTGCGGGGCGACGGCGCCAACGTCACGCTCGCGGCCATCCAGGCTGGGGACGTCCCCACCCTGAACCAGAACACCACCGGGTCAGCCGCCACCCTGACCACCACACGCACGCTCTGGGGCCAGAACTTCAACGGCTCCGCCAACGTCACCGGCGCCCTGACCAGCGTCACTGACATCACCATGACGGGCACGCTCTACCTGCCCGCCACGGGCGTCCTGAACTTCGGCAGTGGCGACGTCACGGTCACCGCCAGCACGAACACGCTGACGTTCGCCGGGGCCAGCAGCGGCTACATCTTCAACGATGGCAACGTCGGCATCGGCACGGCCAGCCCAAATAAGGCTGGCTTTACCCGTGCGTTGACGATTGAAAGTAGCAGTCAAACCGGCTTGGAGATTGTTGGCTCACAGACCACCGATGCGGCCATCGGCAATCTCTTGTGGATCAATGCCGCAGCGAGCAACGCGTACATGGGGCAAGTCAGCGCCAGGCGCGATGGCGCAAACAACTCAGGCGCTTTGACATTCAGTACGTGGAACGGTGGCAGTGGCGCAGAGCGCATGCGTATCACTGCCACCGGCAACGTCGGCATCGGCGTGACGCCGACGTATCGACTTGATATCACAGGCGGTGCCGGGAGCGCTGTCGCACGATTCAATCAGGCCACCGCTGGCAAAACCGGCGTTTTCTTTGCGGAGAATGGGACGCAGCGAGCGTTCCTGTCGCAGGTCGGCCTGTATACCGGAAACAGTGACGGCAACTTCGGCATTTTCGTTGAGTCGGGCTACAACTTTCAGATTGCGACCAACGGTTCTGCGGCAGCCAAGCTAACCGTAGAGACCAGCGGCGTCGTCACACTTGCCAGCAATCTGAACCTCACAGCTGGGCAAATTAACTTCGGCGCTGGCCCGGTGGGCGCCCTCTACATGTCGAGTAGTCGGCTCACAGTGCGGTCAGAAAGCACTGATGGCGTGGCGCAGTTTGCCTCCTATGGCATGTATCTGCTTAGGACAGGGCAGACCGCAGGTCTTTACGTGGAAAGCCCCATCGAAGCACGGGGCGGCCTGCGGATGGGCAGCGGGGCGGCCAACGGCACGATTACGTATGGCGCGACCACGGGCAACACGGCTAATCGGCTGGTAGAACGCGACGGCAGTGGGCACATTTACTACCAATACGGTTTTGGTAATTACCACAATCAGTCAAGTGCAAACAGCGAAAATCCCACCATTAGCCAATTCTGGACACAAAACACCACTGACAACTACGCTCGCAAGTCAAGCCCGCAACACGTCATTAGCCAGCTGGGGCTCCTGTCAAATTACGGCACCTCCTACTACCAGGCCAACACCTGGATACAGTTCAACGGCAACTACGGCGTTTATTGGCCCTCCTCCACTGGATGGTCAAGTGTACCCCATCTCTGGCCGAGCACGTCACAGACCTACGGGTCACTTGAAGTGCAGGGCGTGAAAAATTCCTATGCTGGTTTCTCAATTCTTGACAACATCAGCAGACGCCACTACCTGATGGGTGAAAGTGGAAACTTTGGTTTGCTGGTCAACAACAGTAGCGTCTGGGCGCTGTATTACTATGCCGCAGGCAACAACATCGGTTATGGGGGAGCCACCACCACCAGCGGCTACTCGCACACGTTTTCTGGTGCCGCGTGGTTCAGGAACGCCGTTTATGTGGATAGCACAATCACGGCCTCGGGCACCAAGAGCTTTGACATCACGCACCCGGTCGTGCCCACGAAGCGCCTCCGCTACGCTGCCATTGAAGGGCCACGTGCGGACGTCCTGCATCGAGGCGTCGCCACCGTCAGCGGCCATGCCGCGCTGGACCTCGACGCGGAGGCCCAGCTTCTCCCGGGCACCAGTGCCGCTCTGATGCGGGACCTCCAGTGCCAGCTCACCAATCTGTCTGAGACATTCTGCCAGCTGCGTGGACGCCTCGACGGCACGACGCTGCACATCTACACGGACAGCCCGGAACCCATCAGAGTCGGGTGGCTCGTTCTTGGGGAGCGCCAAGACGACGAGATTAAGGCGACCACCGGCACTGACGCCGACGGGCGTCTCATTTCCGAATACGACGCGGACCCGACCATCGGGCAGCGCATCGACCCGCCCGCGGCGGCCCTTCAACAGGAGTAAGCGATGGCAATTAAAGGGATTATCACGTTTGGGAGTATGCAACTTGACCACCGGATTCCGGTGGGGGGCGCGGCCCTGACCATGGTGATGCGGATTGTCGATGACCAGTTTGGGGTTATTGGCGAGCGCCGCAAGGAAGTCACAGACCCGGCGCGGATTGCGCAAGTCCGGCAATTTGTCGAGTCACTGCTGCCAGAACTGTCGGCGGAGGAGGGGTTTCCCGTCGAAATGGAACCAGAGCCCACACCGACGCCCACCCTCCCGGTGATGCCGCCCGTCTCGCCGCTCCCCCCGGAGCCGCCCGTGGAAGGCCCGGCGCAACCAGGGCCCACGGACTCCACGACCTAACCCATGAGCATCACGGGCACTGGCGATATTGGCGTAGTCTGGCGAGCCATCGCCGACATCGCCGTCGCCAACGAGTCAAAAGCCGACGCGGACGGCTTCGGGCCGCCCAGTTTTGCCGCGTCCGGCGTCTGGGGCTACGTGGGCGATGGGGCCATCACCACGGCCCCGGCGTCGCTGAGCGCAACCGGCAGCCTCAACTTTGAGGCCGTCGGCACCTTCACGACCGCCGCGTCCAGCCTAAGTGGCACGGGCGACGTGCCCTTTATTGGCACGGGCACCTACGTCACGCCTCCGGCCATTCTGGTCGGTGTGGGCGAGGAAACCTACGCGGGCTACGGCCAGTTCACCACGGTGCCTGCCAGCCTGTCTGGGGCCGGGCTGACCTCCATCTTTGGCGTCGGCAATTTCGTCTGTGCGCCCGCGACCTTGGCGGGCACCGCCAAACAGAACAAGCCCAAGGGTGGCCATTCCCGCAAGCAGATGCGGGAATACGAAGAGTTCGTCCGCATGGGCGAGGTCATCAAGGGGGAGCTCT